CGTTGAATCCCGAACGACGTGTGTTAAACAGCAATGTACCTTTTGGATACAGCAAAGGATTTGGTGCGTCTAGGTCCACATAGTTACTAAACAACAAACCTTGACTGACACCGTCACTGATCATGGGTAAATCACCAGATATAACATCTGTCGTACCCGAAGTGTCCCAACGAGCATCAGCAAAAATAATGCCGTTTTGGCTCACATGGTCGGTGTTGTCAATCTTGACCCATTTGGCACCATTGTATCGATACAGGCTTGGGTAATTGATAAGATCAGAACTATCTAACCAAAGGTCGCCTGCTACCAAACTACTGGTACCATTGCTTTGAGCAGTTGGAGCTACTCCTGCACTCACAATCACGCCCATTATATCTGTGCTGGTCAATACATATCCTCGTGCATCTTTGGCTAGTGTACGATATCCTGCCCAGGCAGAACCAGTGTTGACCATGATGTCGACAGCAGTAGGATCATTGTAATACCACAATGTACCTGTGTCGGGCGCTGTGTAGGGCTGTACCGATTGAAACTTGATCTTACCAGTGATTGGCGATTCCCAATCAATGTAGGCCACTCCACCAAAGCCCACGCTAACAGTGGGTGTGGTTGTCCCAAAGCCAGCAGCAGTTAGGGGAGTACCTTGCCCCGACACTGGCCGAAGAATTATCGTGCCCCCAGCAGTGTGAGTGATTGATATTGATCCATTGGGACCAGCTGATGTATTTAGACTGGCTGTCACATAAGGAATACTCAATTGCAATATGTCGCTTACAAAACTTTGAGCCGAATTATTTGACAATGTTACTGGTACGCTTGTTAACGTAGATACTCCCGGTGTCGAATATTGAATAACAAACTGGTTCCCTGCGGCACCAACTGTGGAAGATGCTAGCGGAGCACCAGTACCAGTAACAGGTCCGTTGCCGGTAGTTTCATACAGTGTGAAAGAATTATATGCGCCATCAATGGGCACAACAGATGTACCCACTGTACCAATTTGTAGATCTAAACCACCAAAGGTAGGATCAATTTGGTAAATGTACGAACCGAGATCGTGTGCATAGGTAGTGGTTGTTTGCTGCCACGTTTGTGTGGCCATGTTATACTGTCTTAGATCAAGACTCAGTCCAGTTCCAGTGACACTGGTTTTCCACCACACACTGCCGCTAGGGTTTGTTGCCCAAGATCTCTGAGATCCACCTGAACTAGGATCTTGAGCATACGATCCGTAAAACAGTTGAGGATTGAAGTATGTGCCCACTTGCATTCCTATTAGTGTCAACAAATCAGTTGCCCCACCGGTTCCACCGTAGGTGGAAATTCCCACCGAACCATATGGTCCTGAACCACTGTATGAACGAGAAGCTAGTGTAGCAAATAGGTTAAGGTGTCCGTAGCTGTCTACTCCTGCCGACACACCAGGAATGTTGGCGTTATTAATAGCCTGAGCCACGTCCGAAGAATTACGAAGACTGTTGCCAAGCTGGACATCGCTGCCATTTATGTTCAGTCCATAGTGAGTTCCAGAATTTAATGTGGGTACCAACGTTGAGGTCACTGTGGGGATGGACTGATACCACTCAGGACTTCCGACCATTTCCCAAGTATTCGAACTCAAAGTTGATGCAATTGAATGTTTGCCTATTTTGTTAAACAGGCGAATACTGGGTTCGTCTGCTCCGTTACTGTTAACAAATACTAAAGCATAATCACCAATTTGTCCCACCCAGTTATTGGGATATGCCATCGGTTGTAGGAAAGGAGCTCCGGTTTGTTCAGTAACTTGAGCAGGGTCAGTGATCAACAAGGGCTTGATATGTGTAAATGAGCTGGTGGCTGCGTTCCACTCGTATAGTCCCCATTCAGTATCAGCTATATTCAACCAGTAGGTACCATCAGCTGCTGCTCCTTGTGGTCTATCTACTGTGCCTCTCAACTGATTCAAATCAATATCGGCTCGAATGGCAAACAGTTGATTGCCAATGCCCAAGGCAGAATATGCTGTAAGCAGTCCGTATTCGTTCAGCTCGCTGGCATGTATAGGAGTGCCTGCGCTGCTCAATTCAAAATTAGGAGTGCCCATCTTGGTCACTAGATCACGCTGACTAGTAAAGCTCAATAGCTTACCGGCCATGGCCTTGGTGGTGCCCGAGGCGGTTATTCCGTTGTAGGTTTTGTCCTGAGCAGTAGCCATGACCACTAACGGGATCGAGTTGGTACTGCTGTTTACGTATTGACTTTGATCGTTGATCGAAATCTGTATTCCAGGAGATACTAATGCCATTTTTATTTCCTTTATAGGTTTCTATGTAGATATTTATCGATCTTGATAATATTTTGGTTCCTACAGGTGCCTTTGGCAAAGGTTAAGGGTAAATACAGTATGACCACTAGAAAACTGTGCCCCACATGCTTGGGCAATCCTGTAGCCATAAACTATATTCGAGAAGGACGTACACACTATCGAAGCATGTGTGCCGGTTGTATTAGGAAAAATCGAAAAATAAAAACTGTGCCTGCCTGGTACAAGACTGGCTATAGAAAACAAGATCGTTGCGAAATGTGCAACTTTAGAGCAAAGTTACCTGAAAAGCAACTGTTTGTATTTTATGTAGACGGCAATCTAAAGAATAATGGATGGCACAATCTAAAAACTGTGTGTGCCAATTGCCGTATAGAAATAGCCCACGGAAAAATGGGCTGGCGTCCATCGCCTATTATAGCAGATTTTTAACTCGACTGTATAACTCGTCGATGCTGCCACTGTTGTCCAGCACAGCATCAAAATCTGTGCCGACCCAGGCAGTTTCTGACGCATGAATGCCGTTGTCGGTCAACCACCGCTGTGCTTTGGTATCACCACGATTGGCCATGGCTGCTATGTCGTGCCAATGTGGCATAACCCCACGATGTACCCATACCATGCGCCCACCCTGGGCCCGTATAGCACGAATTTCGTTAGGAAAACGTACATCTGTAATAACTGTGTGATCACGACGTTGTGCTAGCCTAGATTCAAGCGCCGCAACCCAAATATCGTCATGAAATCCCGCACGGCATACTTCTGTGCCCCAGTATTGCAGGACCCAACGTGGAGTGATATCTCGTCCCAATCGTTCACTCCACCATTCATCACGCTGTTCGCGCCATTCACGAGCTTCGCGGGTACGACCTTCTAGCAGTTCGCGATCCCATCCAAACACCGCGGCCACAGCATCTTTGAGTGTGCTGGCAAAACTGTCACGCCTAAACTCGTGAAAGTTCACAAGATAATCTGCCACAGTGTCTTTGCCTGACCCGATAAACCCGCACAATCCAATAATCATAGCCGCTCCTGGTATAGGCTATTATTACAGATTTAAGTCACAGTGTCAAGCGCCGGGTTTTTTGAGGTTTACCATTCCACGTGGATCTCGTGGCACTGTGTTGTCTGTGTTTCTAGTCACCGTAGGAAAACCGGGCTTGTACTTGCCCTGTGCTCTAGGATTCCAACGGGCTTCAATTCTGGTTTCAAGGTCTTCAATGGCCCGAGCATAGTCAGCATCAGTGATGTTGCCGGGCTTGGCTATGGGATAAAAGTAGATCTTGATATTGGCTAAGTCTGTGCTCACTTGACTGCTGTCCATGGCGCTGACGCCTTGTGCTAGAAATATCTGAGCAAACTCACGCCAGCGTTTGGGATAGAATACTTTGGCACGATTCAACAACTTTTGAGTATGAGCGTCCCAACGTTGGCCTAGATTATCGGCTCGGGCTATGCCCACATAAAAGATACCAAACTGTGGGTGGGTCTAGATGTAAATGCCTTTTTGTTCAAGTGTGCTTCGGCTGGATTTTTTCCAACTTACTGTGATAAACTCAGGATCCCGTTGACTGGGGCACACATCAGCAAGGTCAAGCAGGCGATGTGCTTGTGGTCGTGCCAAGTCGGGTGTGAGACGAGTCTGGGTACGTCGTCCTGGTACAGGCAATCCTAGCACTTCTTCAACTCTCATGATTAACCTATAACAAATGTCATGGGCTGTGACCCATCGATGTATCTGCGCAGGTCGTCCTCTAACTTTTCCATTTCGGCAGTGGCTTCTTGCTTTAGGGCTGTGCCGTTGAGTGTGGCGCCACCCTGGGGGCCTGCGATTTGGCTGAATTTCTCACGTGCTTCGCCCAAGATGCGTTTGCAGAAACTGTAGGCATACTCTTGTATCCAGGGATAAGCATAGGTGTCGTTCAGAATCATGCTGTCGGGCTTTTGGTTGTATATCCACAACAATACTGTTTCTTGCATGTCTTCACGAGGATTCTTGCCCTGCCAGGGCATTTTGCGAACCAGGGTCAACTTCTTGGTCACAGGATTGAATGTGAAGTTCATGTAGCCACCAAACATCTTCATGGCCAACTTTTGATAGTCCACAAATAGTTCATAGTTGGTCAAGCCGCCCACACGACCTGCTACCAGCATGTAAGTGTTCAAGTAGCCCGAACTGAACGGCTCAAACTGGCTGGCCGTGGTGCCGGTTACACTTCCGATACCGCGACGGAATATGGCTCGCACCTGCATGATTTCCTTGGGCAAGATGTATTCCTGCGTTTCGGGCAGTAGCACAAGACTTGCATAACTCTCTTCGGTAGCGTTTTGAGCACGTTGGCGATACTTGATCAGGGCTTGATTGATGCCCATGATGTAGTGTTCCTGTTCCAGTTCCACGTCCACAATGCCATCGGCCAAGCGCATGCGTATGTAGTCCACAACAGCGGCTCGCATGCTGTCATTGGTACTACCGTAGGCCCAGTTGGGGTCGGCCTTGCCCGGGTACTGTATAGTAGAGTCACCGTCGAACGCTATGTGGCCTG